GGTCTTAGTAATGTTTTAGCGTCCAATTTTCTAAGTACAAAATTGTTTGTAACGTCTCTTGACGGAGTGTAGTTCAATATGATCTCCATATCGTCAGGTGAAACGTCAGCTGGTCTGATTGTACCGTATGATGCTATAGCCATGTGTTAATTTATTTTCTATAAATAGTTTATCTCTTTATTTGGTTTCAACATTAAAAAATCCGTAACCATAATTTATTAGGTCTCCCACATTATCCACCTCTCCCAATCTTTGAATTCTTTCATACGCAGAATTTTTACCTCTCTCAATGTATAAATTTGTTACAATCTCAGCTTGAAACACACTCTTTTGTAATGCAGAATTTTTTGTAATCGGAACGGCAGTTGTATTATCTTCAGTAAATCCAGAACTACCAACAAAATAAAGTGTCTCTCCATTATTGTAGTCATAATAGTCCATGTTTGAAATAGTATATGCCGTGTATATTGGTGATATGTTATTAATAACTCCAAACACTTCATTATTTTTAATAATAGGAGCTCCAACAATGAACTTTTGTGGTCCATACTGAGCCAACTCGTTCAATCTCGATTGGGTCGTTCCCGACACAGTATAAGGTACTGTCACATAACCTGATGATATTTGGTCTTGAACATTATTTTCCGCATCTCCGGAAAAGATGAAATCATAATTTATTGGTGTCGCAGACCAACTACCTGTATTAGGAATGAAAAATGCAGTTCCATTAGGGTTAGTTATTGTCGCCAACGCATAAGGTGTAACAACTTCTTTTTGAACTTTGTTTGTACCCCAAGGATTTGTTTGTGTTAATGTAATTGTGTAAGCACTTATCGTCACAGGATATCTATGTGATATTGATGCTGGCGCTAACTGATTAAAGGAGTTAACTGGTGATCCATCTCCCCAATCAATAGTATATGTCGATAGTTCAAGGAATTTCTTGAACTCATCAGAAGTATTATAAACGTAATAGGTATAGGTGTCGGCAGTACTTGCCGAGAATATAAAATTAGTTACAACATCTTTTTGTATAACAGCTCCGTCAAATGGTGAGTAGTATCCACAATCCAAAGCTGACTCGGTGATTAGTATTGGAATCGTTAATCCAGTCAAAAGAGATGTTCCTCCAGTGTTTCCCGACAAGACTTGAGTCATCGCAGAATAAACACCCACAGGTGTTCCTGAATAATAAACCGTAAATAGGTCTCCTTGAATTACTTCGGGAGATATCTTATATGAATAATCTGCTGCCATTATGGGTTAACGTATTCGTACCATTTTATGGGGACTGTTCCCCCGACTCTATCTGTAGGATTAATTATATCATATACTTTATATGAATGTGTTAAATAATCCATATCAACCCTATAATAGAAATATTCTGAACTTGAAAAGATGAATTTGTTACCTTGTATTGTCGATTGTGGTCGATTCATCATTCTAACAAATTGTCCTGTTTTTCCATCAAAGAATTTGGCTGTCATATAGAAGGTACTGATATCCAAAAAGTTTCTTTTCTTTAACCAATAAATAAAAAACCCTTCTTTATCTCCAACATAATCAAGAAGGAATTGTGGCTTTCTAATTTGAACATCTGTGCTCTGCATTTTTGTCGCCATTCTTAATCCTTGTTGAGTTGGTAATATAACTGTTATGTAATTTTCTTGTTGTGACTCAATAGGACTATCGTAGAAATCCAATTTGAAAAACGAATTTGTGAAAGAGTTGGCATAATAATATACTTCTTGTGTTGTAAATCCTTCCGCTCTATAATCTATTTTCCAATTTGATGCATTAGATAACGAAGCTCCCTCATAAAAATAAAACTCATAATTAATTTCAGATTTATTATCGTAGTCCGCATGAAAAAACCTATTAACTTCAAAATCTTTATCAGTTGTTATTAACTCATTAAGAATACTGTTTTCATATTCTTTTATTTCAGAATCAACATCCAAATATTCCCAATCTAAATTGATAGGTATATTAATTCGATTATTAGTGAACCCTGAAAATAATATTTGTTTACTCACACTCATCTACTATTGGTTTAACTACTAATGTACCTGTGTTTATACTGAATCCACTTAATGGACCAAATTTTGGTCCTTCTACACCAGCCTCAATGTCACCATCAGGAATAAGTCTAAAGAACCCATTAATGTAAGGATAATGTGAAAAGTTTAAGAATGGATAATCAACACCATTCAAGTTTTCATCAACAAACCCATATGTATAAAGATCTCTCCACATGAATTGTTTATAGTTATTTGAGTAATATGCCCAAGATGGAACATTGTCCACATTAACTAATTGGCCAGTTTCAATGTAACTTGAAAAAACTCTTATCACCATACCAATATGTGGTTGATAATAATACCCACTTGGGTTATTAGTAGGAGTACTTGAACTTTTAAATATGTCTTGATTATATCTTATCTTTTGATAATAAGGCGAGATAATTCTTTCTTTCTGTGTAAAATTATTCCATTCACAAAAATCTCCGCACATTGTATCACCAGATTTTAAATCTAAATTGTAATAGAATTGCTCAGTACTACCACTCGTTTGAGTATAAGAACTTACGGGTATATTTGAATTAGATTTAATATTATCGTCAGCCCAATATAAATTGTTTAATGATAAAATATTAAATTGCCAACCTTGTTTGGTTCCAACTCCTTGGAAGGGTTTATTGTAGTATCCTGAATATCCTTTATTTATAATCGTTAAAAATATCTCATTCAAAGGTCTTTTTTGATTATCCAGTATATTATTGATATTCAAATCATAATTGGTTGTAAAGGTATAAGTTGTTGATGCATTTTTTTGTGATATCCTCGAAATATTATTAGGAGTTAAAGATGAGAATTCAAACTTTTTATTGTTTGCAAATGGAACCTCTTCAAATCCAGTCTTCGTAACAACCAAATCATTAGCGTTCGTCAGTACTTTATGCATTTTAACATAATAACTCGACATTGTTTCACCTGAATTAGTGATATCAATTATTTTTTTGAACGTACCAATCTTATTATCCGTGAAGGTGTTACCTGTATATCCAATATTGTATATGTTAAACACATATAAATCCGAACCAAAGGTACCGTCTCCTAATGAATTAACTTGAAATACTGTTTGACTTCCGTAAGATAAACTAAGTTGAACATATTCACCTGCGACTAAATTATGTTCTGAAATACATTTACATGAAATATATTTGGTACCATCAAACTTTAAATTTTTAACAATAAAAGGAATTCCGTCTTTAGCCTCCCAATCTATTTTATCAGACCCATTAGTCCAATACATTGGTTGTGTATAATTATTTTCAAACGGATACGTTAAGTAGTATGACCAATTATACGTATACGCACTTTTACTAACATAACTTAAGTGTTGGTCTGTAATGTTTGGTCTATAAAATTCGTACTCATAATACTGAGGAAATCCTTTCCATAAACCACTAAGAAGTGATCTTTCAGCATCCGCATAATATAAATTATTAAGAAATGGAATATATTCTGTTGTACCAGTAAACGCATTATTATAAATCGGACTAACTTTAAATGTCGGTCTAAATGTAGTGGACTCTTGTCTTTCTTTATCAAATTGAACTGCAAGATTAACTGAAGCGATTCTATCATATTCAGTTATTTCATTAGATTTACTATCAACAGATACGGGTACCTGCTGATCAATCGATGGAGCTGATTTAAATCTTAAATTACTTGGTATAATTGTCGTTCCGTTCATTATTCGTTAACATATTTTTTCACAAATCTGTTCATGGCACTTTTACCACTACCTAACCCAAAATAGAATTGATATGGTAAACCAACTGTAAAATATGTACTTATATTCACAGGATCATAACTAGGTGAATCTGATGTATTTTTATCTCCTTCAAATTGGTATGCCTCTGCCGTTGTCCCCGGTTGATAAAGAACATTACTTCTATTATAGATATACCCTTTCATAAATTCGGCCTTAGGATTTTCCCCCATAAAGTAATTTGAGGTTACTTCAGTTCTATTAAACTTCTGATATAAATTAGATTTAATTGCTGATGTTCTCCAATCATTATATTGAGTACCGAACAAAGTATTACTATCTCTTGTTGTCCAACTATAAAACGGTATTTGTTGTGTTTTTATAGGTAAGTAATCATATATCGCAGCGTTATATGGAAGTTGATCATTTCTTATAAGTCTTCTTGGAGATACTAAATCTCTTGTTTGTGTATCTGATGAGAAAAACACACCGATAACTGGTTCTCCAGATCTATCCGATCCGAGGAAGAATGGATTGTTTGTTGACGATCCAGATTGAGCAGTGTAGGCTTCAAAGTTAAATTGTTTAACCCCTAATTCAGAGTTAATTGATATCATTTGAGCATAATCACCATCAAATTTTTCTTTAGGTCTAGTAAAGAAAGCATTAACTGATCCATCACCAAGTCCAATTAATTTTTGTAAAAACGTTGAATTAAGTTGTCTTGACACTATAAACAAATTTAAAAGGTCCGAAGGATCTTGGAAAGTTGTTGTAGGTATCTTGTTAACATTATACCCATAAAAATCAGAATTTAAACTTACTTCCTGAGTAAACGAGTCTCTTGGACCCATATCCATTACTGTGGTTGGAAACAAAATTTCTTTTTCATTTCGTCTTTGTCTTGCTGTTGAATGTTGTTTACCAATAAAAGAAGTTCCATTATATGGAGACGATCTATAATAGAAGTTGTTAGTTTTCTCGTGCAATAAAATAGTATCCTTACAAAATTCATTGTATGGTCCGTTAGGATCTACAGGATCTAATGGTGATTTAAAAAATCTTAAATTCCTAAATGGAAAATGATATAACGAACCATTTATCCAGTTATTAGAAAATGAGTGTCCAAACACATTTCTACAAGCTGCGAAATTAATTCTTGTTCTTGCTTTATACTCACTTAATTGTTTGAAGTCATTCGGAAGTGATAAAATGGCTTTACTCACAAAGATATAGCAACCACCTTTAATCTTAACCTTAGTATAACACTTATCTGTCGTAGGTTTAACTCCAAAGTTTTCTGAATTTCCTGAATAACAATTATATGGAACCAATCCCTGACAACCAAAAGTCGACGTTAATTGATCTTCAAACTCATTTCCAAAGTCTTCAACAGTACCATTAATTAAGAAATCTGATATTAAATTTTCATATGATTCAACCGCCCCTTCATCACTAATAAAATAAAAACTCATATTTGTGTTCTGATGTAACAAATATGTGTTATTAAGATTATTGGTCCTTGACGTTGATGTTGGTAGTCTATCCGTTCTCATTACAATTTTATTGGACTGAGCATTCATTGTCATAGTATTTCCTGTAGAGTAAGCCGGTGAAAAATACATATATCTATCATATCTTAATGACGGTCTTCCGTCTTCAATACTACCTCCCACTGACGCAAAGAAATAAGAACCTCCTTCAACATACTCATCATTCCAATAACCTAAGAATTTTTTTCCACCACATAATTTATAATATTCTCCCATTATTTGAAACCATGGACTTGGACCAAATGCTTGTGGAGGTAAATACCTAGGTTGACCCGACACATTAATATAAACATTTGTTGCAAAAACATTCAAAGATGTGTTGGCCTTAACATAAGGTCCTCCAAATCCACTGTTAATCGCAATTTTATTATTAGTAAGAATTGTTGCAGATCCTTTAGGGTCAATTTGGAACCCTCCATTACCAACCTTAGTGGAATCCAAAGAAGAATAATATGACGGCATATTTGTGGTATACCCCGAATAATTTAATCCAGGCTCAAATATAAAAGATTCAAAGAAAATTGGATTATTTTCATTACTTGTATATTCATCATGTCTAGGTAAAACTAATCCCGCTTGGATTGGAATATTCAACTTATATTTTGAAGTCACTTGAACTGTTCCATATTGTTGTCCACATATTCTACTAATATCGACTTTTGTAGTTTGTCTTGTTGAGTTAGGGTCAACTCCTCTTTGTAATATTACCACAACAAGTTCTCCCTGTTCTGGAATTGCGAAAAACGGTCTTGTAGAAAAATTCTGATTCCATTCTAAATACTTCCCTCCGAACCATCCATCTTTTTCCTCACTTTCTTGCCAAATTAAATTGTAATTGTCAATATACCTTTCTTTCAAACTTTTTTGTCCAATATATCCAGGATTTAAATCTGAGAAAGTATTATACGTCATAGCAGTAATAACCTGAAAATATTCTATATCCGATTTAACTCTAGTGTAATGTAAATTTAAAGGTTCTTGACATTTAACTGCGGTAATAGCAACTCCTTGACTTGGATAAAAATCATTAACACATATCGTTCCTGACAATGGGGTATTACCTGAGTAATAAGTCTCTCCACAATCGTAATAAAACCAATCGTCACCAGTAACCGCTGTTACAGATCCAACTAAACAGTTTTGTACTGCATCAGGTACTTGATTAACAATATATTGTTGAGTTAGTTCTTGATCTGAATTATCAGGGTTAGCATACTTTACCGTAATGGATTTTAAATTTTTAGAATATCCTGTTGACGAGGTTAATCCTGAAAAATTTGAGGCTGCCATATCAGTATTTGGATCTAAGGATTTACTTGGACTTTGGAATGCCAAGATTCGTCCTGTTAAAAAATTATCTAAAGTTTCAGGATCACATAATAACGTTATTGTGTTATCATAGTGAAACGCTCCGTTATTGGCGGTAATGTCTGAAGCAACATAAGTTTTAACTTGGTTGTAACCTCCAAATTGATTAAAATATTGGTGTTTGTAGTTAAACAAATTCATTCTTTCTGTAAGTGTCAAATCAAATCCGGCTCTAGGTGCTCCTCCAATCCATGTACTTGCTGGGGTTCTTTGTCCTGGAATAACTTTATTAATACCTGCAATCAATCTTTGATAATCAGTTTGAAACTGCAGATAAGGATTTTCTACTGTTTGCAAAGCAATTTGTTTTGCAGCTACCTGTGGACCCCAAGGCTGTGTTGTTATTGTCAAATTTTCAAACCATGGATCATTTACTACATAAACATCTTCAAACAAATTTGAATAACTAACCGGATTTGGAGTATCCGCTAAAATAGTTAAAGAAGTCGTTCTCAAAGATTCCGCAGCAAAATCAGCAGCGCTAGTACTACTCCCAACCGTATCAGAGTCACATGAACATAACTCACAATCAGGATATGTTATTGTTGGTAATGAAATATTTTTAAACGGATCCCCTAAAGAATTAAAAATATCCTTAAACGATGGTGGTTTATTACAGTTAATACTAACAAATGGTATCGCATCAACAACCTTACAAAGAATATAAACAATCCAAGCCAATGAACCATAAACAAAAGTTATCAAGGCTTTCAATATCGGCCATAAAAATGCCAATAAGTGGACAACAACCATTAATGGTATTAAGAGAAGTGTTATAAAACTAAAGAAGAAATTAAATATAATAAAAATTAAATCGAAGTTTTTTACACCATCATTGGTTGGGAATTTATTACTAGTTGAATCACAAGTGTTATCTAAAATTTGTTTGATTCCAATAAATCTACCCCTGTTCGTTCCTTTATGATATCCATCTAAAAACTGAGACACTGTATAAACTCTATTATATCCGAACTCATAAAAAGTATCTTCACAATTAATAGCTGCTTGTGGATTAGCATAGTCATTCCAATCTAAAGAAAATGCGTATGATTTTTGTACTGCTTGATATTGTGTTGACCCTGTTAAAGCCCCATATGGATCTACTGCAGGACTATTCCATCCATATTCTTTAATATTTGGAACCAAGTAGTTTGCCCTTTTAACTTGCTCGCCTAAATCTGCAGATTGCTCCCACTTAACCTTGAACCTATATTTACCCTTAGTTGGTACTCCAACACTTGGGTCTAAAGAAATTGTTCTCTCACCAAACTCATTTGTTATTATGTAATCTAAGTTCATTGGAACATCAGCTAACCACGTTCCGTCACCATCAATTATTTTCGCACCACCGTCAAATTCATATTCCTCTAATACTGGTTTTCCTGTGCTATCTTGGCCTACAGTTTGTCTAATACATAATATTTCTCCCGGTCCTGAAACCAAATCACATAAGTTACCAGCTTCAGTTGCCGGCCTACAGTTTTTTCTTAATACTCTTGAGTCTGTTGCAGAAACCACAGAACCCATGAAAACAGCTGTTGGTTGAATATCAATATTCGCATCATCTCTTAGGTCAAAATCAACTCTGTTGATGGCAATTTGACATACTTCAGGTTGTCCCCAAAGAGGTGAAACATCTATATTCGCTTGTAAATTTAAAATTTGAGGTAAGGAATTTAAATCAGCAGAAGCTTTAAATCCATTGCCATTAAATTGGTTCTCTGTTGCTAACCCCATTCTAATCAAATCTTGAGGGGTAAGGCTGAACTCACCAATATCTGAAAGGTCAGCATCCATTACAACAGTTTGGTTCCCTAATGGAACTCCCATGATCATATAATCACCACTGTCGTTAGTCTTTACCGTATACTTATAATACTTGTCGTAAACTTGAATAACTGTTGGATTGGCTAATACATCACTTCTTGATGGGAATGTCCCTGTTGGAACGTGAGAAGAATAAGATTTTTCATATGGTAATAAATTATATCTGTATCCATCCTCATTCTTATCTGTCGGTGATTTGTATGGGTAAAGAACACTAACAATTTGATTATTTTGATCTTCTTGTGCAATAGGAACAAAGACTGAAACCCTAACATTAGGTAATCCGAATCCACCATTTGCCGTAACACGTCCAACAACAACACCATAATCCGCACAGTTTCTTGTGTAGATGTCATCGCTTTGAATCTTCAAAGAAAGTATTTCCAAGAAATCAAATTCTTGGTCGATTTGTACGTTAATAATTTGGTCTGAACCTGGTTCGGTTCGTATTCTGTAGGAATTACCCATTAATGCCTTTTTTGATAAATAGTTTAACCCCCATTTTCTAAGGAAAAGAAATGGCGTATTAATCAATGATAACCTAATGGTTGATTAAATAAACTTAAGTAAACGAAACGTTTTGGAAGTTCTTAACTCTTACTCTAATATCCTTCTGTGGATATCTAATTTGATAGACCTGACTTGGTTGAGCAAATATGGTATCATCAACAGGTCTTATCTGTCTTGTTTCATCGTCAGCATATGGCATTGATGTTTGTGCTGATGAATATTGTCCTCCAACTTCATTAAAAATCTGAAGTCCCGCAACAGTAATTACACCATTCTCATCTTGAATCAAACTATTCAATTGGGCTAAATAAATATTTTGACCTAACTGTCTAACCTGTGGATCCATGAAAGTAGATATCTTATTAACTATGTTTGAAATAACTTGTCCTTGGTTCTGAGTTGAATCTAAGACAACCGCAATATCAATACTAATATCAATAACCTCAGCGGTCTCTATTGAGATATAATCATTCAACATTCTATAGTTTGATAAATAATTTGCTAAGTTCTGTTTTAATGTGTTTGAAACAATAGATGTTAATTTACCAGACGTATCATAAGATAAAATCTGAACTAACACTTTGTTATTGTTTTCTGTAATTGCAACTTTTGCAGGTGCTCCGAATTGTGATGGCATTTTTCTAACAAGTGCTTCATAGTCGTTTACTGTTACCGCTCTATTTTGTGAAGCAAAATTGAATGACACATAATTTCTTGCATCTTCAACAGTTGGTTGACCAGCTCCACCGATAGCTGCTGTTACGTTATTACATCTTAAAGATCCAACAACTTGTTGGTTTGTAGATTCTGATGGACCATTCACAAAAAATGAAACGGTTCCAACTTGATTAATTACATTGGTCCCTAAGTTTGTTGATAATCCTCCACCTGTTCTATATTGAATGAATAAAGTAGTATTCGACTTAAGAGCGGATCCTAACGATAAATTGTTTTGATATAATTGTAGATTTAAAGGAACTCCCATCGTTGTAAATTGATTAAGAGCATCTTGGGCTGTATTTGTTCCACCTCCAAAAGTCATCTTTAAAAATCCTTCAGGTGTATATTCTGTAATAAATTTATCTTGTGTTTGAATATAACGACCTACTTTAATACCTGGCTGATCTGATACTTTGGTCGGGTCTTCAATGAAGATTCTATCTTCAGCTAAAGCATCAACCTCATACCACTTATTTTGTAAACCTAAAAATTCATTAACTGTAGGTACTGTTGTGTAACTTGTACCATCCTTTAAAAGAACACTTGTAACACCTAACACATTCTTTTCAGGTAAGAATACCTCTAAGAATGGTCTTACATCACTTGGTGTAATAACTCTTTTGAACACTTTAGTAATACCATTAACAACAACTTCTCTTTTAGTTATAGTATAGTTAACCAACCTATTACTACTATCAAAGTTTGGTATTTTAAGTCTATTAGGAAATCCTTGCGAATTATATGGAGATGCGAAATCAATGTCTTCTACGTTTTCAAAAACTTGTCCAGCACCTAAAACTTGTGATCCTCTTCTTAATTGTCCCAAGTATCTTTCGTCCTCTTTATCACCAAATGCAGGTACTGTTATTGAAAAATCAACTAAAGCAACTGAAGGTCTTTGACCCGGTAACTTTAATCCATAAGTTCTTGCTATGTTGTAAATTGAAGATCTTTGTTGAGCATATTGAAGAACTGTCTCTTGAATACTTCTATCAATATGATAATGTAGATTATCTGCAACAGCAGCATTTAAATCCAAAAACACTGAAAACACCGAAGCGTCATTAAAGTTTTGAATTAATTCAGGATAATAAGTACGAACGTATTGTATAAGTTCTGATCTTATTCCTTCGAAATCTCTGGTTGTATATGATATCTTACGATTAGCCATCTATCTTAAATATTGATAATTACAAAATCACTTGTTGCAAATGCACTGTCTTGGACAGAATATTCTATTTTTATTTTTGCAGTATATTCTGCGGTTCCCTTTCCAGGGTATCTATAAACAGGTGATGTTGGTAAGTTTGATGTGAAAGCGTTGTCATCCGCCTCCTCTTCTGGGTTTAGAGGTTCTACTGTTAATCTATTAATTAACAAGTTTGGAATATATTTTTCGACTGAAGATCTGATGTCAGATTCAATAGCGTCGAAAGTTAAACCATCGAATGGTTCAAAAAGATATTCATAGAGTCTTGTACCAAAATCAGGTAAAAAATATCTAGATCCCTTTCTAGTAAGAAGTAGGTTAATAAGATCCGCTCTGATTTCTTGTCCCGCAGTATTGGTTAAATCCAAGTAGTCACCACGAACAGAATCTCTGAAAGGAAAATTTATACCATATGTAGTTCCGTCTCCCATATAGTGATAAATATACTTGCTTTATTTTTCAATTAAAGTACTATTACCTTTAATTGCTTTTGGAGTAAAAGGACAATGTCTACAACCGTTTCCACAACAATATCCTCTTTTAATATGATATTCTTCAGTCATCACTTTAAATCCGTTTTCAATATAAAAATCAGAAGGGAGAAGTTTTGGCTTCTCCCTTACTGTATTATCTGTTTCCTTTGATCGAGTCATACATTCCAGTTACAATGTTCTGAACTAATTTATCGTGTTCCATTATGCCATCACAACTTCACAAGCACCTCCCGCACAAGCAACTTCGCCTGATAGGTCTGTGTTATCATCGACTTCAACAATTTTAGATAAATCAACATCTTTTAATGTTTCCATCAACTCGTCATATTTTTCTTCAGTACAATCTTCAAACGGTGCTTGAATATATGTACCTCCGTCGTATGGTAATACTGAAAGTCCATTGTAATATTCTCTGTTCTCCCACATCCATTCACCAACCGCTGGCCACTCGTGCTCTCTGATTGAAATGGTTGCAGATACATTGTGAGCATTTGATCCACTTCTGTGACCTGGTTTAATCCATTCTTGTTGAACCTTCTTCACTCTCTCCAATAATTGGATTGGTGATTCATTTCTTAGAATTGATCCTTCAGGTGCTTTTTGTGGAATTCCAATTACCGCAGTATCATGTGGTCTAAAATATTCATCTTCAACAAGTTCAGGATGATTTTGTTTTAGATGAGAATAAATTGATTCGTTTTTACCAACTCTAACTCTTCTGATATAATATTCATTATGCCAAGCATGTATTCCTGATGATGTACCTAAAGTTAATGATGTTGTTCCTGCAGGTTTTACTGTTGTTGTTCTTGCTGCTGGATTGATCTTCAATAACTCAGCAGTTTTTTTGTTTTCTTCTTTAACAACTTTCGCAGCTGCTTTCATGTCTAACTTTAAAACTGCTCCTGATCCGATACCTGTCATTGATATTCCAACTAACGCATCTTTCTCAGTAGTTCTTTGCCATATTGGTCTCAAGTAGTGGAAGTTAGTATATCCCGCTTGAAGAGTACCAATGAATGATGCAGCCTTTACTCTTGCCTCGTAGTCTTCTTGTGATACCACATTCGATACATTCACCTCTGTAAGGTTACAGAATTGGAATGGTCTAAGAGCAATCTCACAACAAGGATTAGTTCCCCAATCTTTATCGTTTGATAAGTAGATACCAGGTTCACCTGCTCCACTTGCTTCGATTCTCTTCCATAAATCCATAAAGTAATCTTTATTAACTTTATGTCTCATTAAACTAACAGAGTTGTTAGCTCTACCTCTTTGTGGATTTGTTTCCCACCAAGCCCCACTCTTACAACTGATCATTTCATCATCAGATGCAGAGAACAATGAGATAAGTGCCGCTCTTCTGATACCACCCGCCAATACCGCATCTGCGATATGACAAACCATATCATGAACTTCAATTGGTCTCAATTTTTGACCATCTTCTTTCGAATCAAGAATACCTTCTAATTTGATAAGACATTCTTTTAATGGTTGAGGACCAGGTGCTTTACCTCCCGATGTAACTAATCTAGCTCCTTTTGGTCTGATGTCAGAGAAATCGAATTCGATTTTTGATCCACCAAAGAAATAAGACTTAACCAATACTTTAACGGCATCTGCCCATCCTTCAATAGAATCTGCAACTAACCATCTTCTTCCTCTCTCTTTGTTTGGTTTTCTGATTTCAGGTAATACTTCAACGTGATGTTTTTGTACTGAATAACCAACACCTGTTCCACCTAATAAAAGGAACATGATTTCTGAGAATACTCTCCAATCATCAACCGGCGCAAATGCACAGTTGTAAATTCTGTTGGGTGATATCTCAATTGGTTTTCCTGCGAATTGCATTGATCTCATTGATGGGAGAACTTGTTTCTTGTAAACATACATGTAGTTCTCACGGATTTCTTTTTCTAATTGGGGATACGTTTTAATATGCATCTCCATGTTTCTTGTTACTAGCTCTTGCCAAGTCTCTCTTCTTTTCAATTCTGGAATATACTTTGCGTATTTCATATACACTGTAATGTCCGATAGGATTCGATTTGAAATGTCCATGTTTTTTGTAATTTGTTTTAAATGAAATTTATTAAAAAATCGGGGATTTTAAATGATAAATATAAACCATACTACCATTAGTCCCGATTTTTAATAAAAAATTCGTTGTTTTTTTAAAGTTTTTTTTCAAAGTAAGAGATATTTAATTCGTCTTACCTTGTTCTCTTTGTTTTCTTTTTTCAAGGAGTTCTTTAACTCTATCACTCTTCTTTTGTTCCTGTTGTCCTTCGAACCCTAAGAAGGTTACTGAAGACTCAGTATCAATTTCCAATAGTTCGTTATTGAACTTACAGTTCTCAAATACAACACCATCTTTACCAATTCTTGATTTGGTAATTGCAATGGTAGCCAAATTTAATTCCTTCTGTTGTAGTGTTTTTGCCACGGAGATGATTACGTGTCCAACTTGTGCTTTCTTAATAGATCCACCCATTTGGTCTGTAGTTACAACCTCAGATGAGATTGAAGATCTATTACCTTGTGTGGCTGTCCATCCAACAAGTCCAAGTTCATGACACATGGCCTCAAAATGTCTCATAACCGATCCTTCACTCTTCCACTCATCACCGTATGACTTTTCTGGCATTACGCAATCAATGTAATCCAAAACAACTAAGTCTAACTTATTACCATCAGCAATCATTTTTCTTAATTGATTTTTGATTTGTAACATCGTTAATGAATCAGAAGGTAATTTTTTTAGAACCAACTTATTCTTCATTGAGTTTTGAATTTCGTGAATTTTTTCAAAGACTTTTTCTTTGTGTAGAACCAAATTATCAGGTTCGATTCCCGTCCACATTGTGAAGTGTTTTCTTTGAATGATCTTTGGGTTGTCTTCAAAAAATATTTGAAGTACATTGAATCCCAAATTAAATGCCGTATTAGCGATCTTACTTAAGATAGTAGTTTTACCAACACCTGTTGGTGCTAATATTACCCCAATCTCACCCTTAGCTAACCCACCCTTAAGTAGATTATCAATTCCCTTAATACCGATAGGTATTGGGGATCTAAAGTCGTCATCTAATACAACTTCCAAGTTGGCAAATACATCACCCGTCCCAAGGTCTCTTTCCCCAACTTGGATTGCTTCTCTAACAAGTTCTTCAACTTTGTCATAAGATTCAAAGTCACCTTCATCAATAATCTTTTGGGCTTTTTTCATTGCCTTTTGAAGTTCTTGTTGTTTACAAAACTTCAAGGCTTTCTCTTGAACAAAGACACTTCCGTCGAACGGAGCATCTTTAATTTGTTTAAGAGTGTCTAACACAATCTTAACTACCAACTCCTGTGATATTTCAGACTTTGCTATTTGCTCAAGTGTATCAAACGTTGGTGTAGCTTGGTATTTTTGATAGTATTCTTTAGTCATCTGAGCGATGATCTTAAAATACTTGTTATCAAAATATGTGGTTTCCAAAACATCCATGATAGTTGTTGAAAACTCTTTATCTACAATAATTTGGTTTAACAATTGAACCTGGAATGTATTTCCTAAATAGTCAAAATTTTTCTGCATAATATCTCTGTCCCCCCTTGAATTAATAAATAGTTGTTACACCAACTCGATTCCACAATATTCGTGATTTAAATCGTATTTGGAAAAAATGTCAGTTAGATTTGAAAGGATATCTTTCAAATATGGTCTTACGTCCACTGTATAACGAACTTTTGGTGGATATAATTTTCCGTCAAAAATTCTATGACAAATTGTCTCATCACCAATCTTCACATAAAGGTGAAAATTCTCAGGTCCGTCAGTAAATGACGTGTTCATTACATTTGCATCATACGCAATTGCATCTTTGTTGTCTAACATGTAAACAACAGTTTTCATCCTTAGGTAATTGTGGAGTATCTCTTTAACATCATACATGTACTCATACAAATCCGTAGATACTCTCGCCTTAGGATTATATCCTCTGACGTTGAAGAATCTTTGAACAACAATGTTTTCATTGAGTGTTAACAAAAATTCCATCTTTACTTGATCTTGATCTCTCATTTGGTTTAGTTTTTAATTTTTCTTTTTTCTTTTCTTGTAAGTTTCATAAACGGTTTCAAAAAATTTACCCAAGCTTCATCATTCTTAGGTAAGTACTTGAATAACCCATCCTCCATCATGTACTTCATTAAGTTCTTATAACCTCGGTCTGTGGGATCCAAAGTTTCACGGTAGATAGTTTCAACCAACTCTTTTCCTTCATCAGTTATGAGTGGTTTACTAAGGTCTACTATCGTTTGGTTTATTTGGTAGTATTGTTCTCCAAGTATACCGCTTTTTGTTTTACCAGTCAAAATATTTGTTAATACTTTTATAGGTTTTTCTTGCGGGATATTTCGGGCATTATCCATTATTTCCTCGATAGTGCAGGATTTTTCCTGCACAATAGGAAAGAATTTTACAAATGTTTTTTCACCAAGTGATTGTATTCCATCAATATTATCTGACTTATCTCCCATGAATACTTTACAGAGAAGCACATTTTGGTGCGGGACTTCAATATCTTTAAATTTAATCTTATCCCCAAACTTATAGATTGATTTATGTATCGGTGAATATATCGATACATTGGGGGATATTAATTGGGTTAGATCTTTGTCAGCTGAGAATATAGTAATTTCCTCGTTTGTTGCTAACTTGCAATAGTATGCAATTAAGTCATCAGCCTCATTATTATTCATTTCAACTTGTCTCACAAAAACTTCTTCAAGGTAATCCTTAACTCGAGATTTTTGTTGTAGATATGAGATGTACTTATCATCATTCATATCTTGTCTTCTGTTCGCTTTATATTGCGGATAAATTTCTTTTCTGACAGATGAATTTGAATTTCCATCCCAAAAAACAACTACTTTATCTAATTGTCCTTCATCCAAGAATCGGCGAATAGTATTAATAAAATGATAAACGCCCCCAATGTGAGACCCATCATTATAAAGTTCTTTAACGCCGTGAAAGCCAATCTTAAAAAGGTTATCACCATCTACCAATAAAGTTTTAGACACATAGTTTATTTAAATGTTAACAAATATTTTACTCGCTGATATCATCTGTTGTTTCTTCCAAAGTAATCTCACCAGTCCCTGATAAGATACCATTCCAATATTGGGAATACTCTTTCTTATAGGCCTCCAAAGCTTCTTTAGTATCTTCAATATATCCTTGAGGTACTGCAATTAATTTACCATCATTATACCCTAAACCATTTACGTGGTTCTTCAATATCGAAATCTTAGTTCTGATTGCATATCTTACAGTTCTACTATTCTTAGTTGCTGTGATGTGGTTAATACCAGCACTTGCTTGGTTACCGAACAAGAATACTAAAGAAGATGCTAACCATAGAGCCTCACCACCTTTTGCCTTAATCGTCGGTTGTCCAAATGGATTGTCAGGAAGAGCTACCCATGGTTGATTTACAACCACCAAAGTATTGTAGTAAGCATAATCTTCTTTCTTTGATTTAGAAATTCTTGAGTGAACTCCCATACCAATCTTGTCGGCAAGTGTTGCTGCGTTATGTTGTTTACCACCCTTACCATCAAAAGTCATCTTACAAGGAATTGAACCTACTGAATCCCAAAGGAATAAGATTGATTGTTGAATCTCACCTTTCTCTTGAGCGTCCAATACTTCGTTGATGAAGTCGGTAACTTGTTCAATATAATCAAATCCATCATTGAAGATGAAGTCACCATCCCACTCACCGTCAGAGTTCTTCTTGGCATCTAAACCTAATTCAACAGCATGTTCCCAACTCCATTTCTTTTCAGTAATGATAAAGACAGGTAAGTGTCCTTTCTTTTGAGCATCAGCCGCAGCCAATATCATCGCAGTTGTTTTAGAACTATTACTATGTCCCAAGAACATATTGATACCTCCCATAACAGGGCCTGGTAATCCACTAGCACTTAAGAAAGCCTCACCACAAAAGTAGTAGTTGGTATCTTTATATTTTGTTTTTGTTGAG